TCGTCTCGTGACAGGCACTCGTCTCGTGACAGGCACTCGTCTCGTTCCGCCAGCCGTTCTTCGTCCCGTGACAGGCACTCGTCTCGTTCTCCATCTCGTTCCTCTTCAATGGAAGGAGGAAGAATGAGTCCCCGTTCTTCGGTCGAGAGAAACGGATCGGCCAGTCGCGGTCACTCCGTCGAGAGGAAGGGACGGGCTTTATCTTGGCGTCCGATTCAATCGTCAAACGTCTCTTCTCACTGTAAGGCGGACAGTTACGACTGGTCCCCAAGAAGAACCGATTACCACAGCTACCACCACGAACCCCACGTCCACCGCGACCGCGTCATCCACAATTTCGTGAAGAAGGATTCCGTAACCCACAACGGAGTCACTGACAGCGAGATTTACAGGAGACGTGACGTCCTCGAAAGGCAAAGACCCCACTTCCACGCCAAGGAGCAATCCGGAAGGGGACAAATTTCTTCCGACGAAGAGGACGCCGTTCTCAACCGTGCGTTGTATTCCTACAACAAGTGGGCCAAGAAGAACAACTCCCCCATTCTCACCCTAGACCAACTCAAGAGGTCTAGAAACCACTCAAGGTTGTTGTAAATTTTTCGATCGAAAAATTGTTACAAAGTCAGGTTCGACGTGTCCTCTTCGCAAACGTACAAAAGGTTGCTTTTATCGTAGCCGACCCGCTTCCAAGACGGGTAGAGGGAGTTGAAAAGGTTGACGCTGGCAAAGTTTTTGGGACCGACGGAAGCGTACATTTTTCTTCTTCCCGTTCTAAGGAAGTACTCAGCGTGACCCATGATCAACGCACGTTTTGCGTGTCCCTTCCCGGACACCCGACTTATGACTCGAACTTGGGTTTGGGCTTCTTGGTTTAGTTCGAATTTCCGGACGGAGACGTACGAAAGGAGGTTGTCTTCCGAGTCAACCAAGAACCAATCAAAATACATTCTCCGTTCGTCTTCTAGGTCGACGTCGTCGTACATTTGTTCGAGGTTCTTTCTGAACACTTCGTCCGACCACGTTTCTCCCTTCGCGATGTACTGCATTTTGTCTTGGTCCCCCACGAGTGAGCGGAATTGATCCAACGTCTTTTGTTTTCGAACGAACTCGACGGGGACGAGGCGGGATGGAACGGGGGCGACGACGGGGACGATGCACGTCTTCGCCAACCACGAGTAGTATTCGTCTTTTAAAGCGGGGTTGCCAATTCGAAACCCCTCGGCGAACGAGTCGTAGAATTTCCAAGTCCCATCGTCGACGAAATCGATCGCATACGTCAAGTACCCGTAACGGGTAACTTCGTTCGCGACGGCCACTCCCCGAAAGAACCGTTGGATGTCTTCCAAAAGTTCGTTCATTGAGGGGAGTGGGGAGACACTTCTCTTCGCCCGTCCTTCTTCAAGTTCGAAGTGACGGGGGTAGTAGAAAACATCCCAAGTTGCAACTACGAGGAGGGCCCGACGAGTTGGCGTCGCCCGTTCGCTGGTGTCGACGTAATTCTTGTTTCCCCTTCCTTCCAAGTATTCCGTTACGTCTTGGACGTTGGTTCCTTGTAAGTTTCTCACGGAAAGTGTGTTTCTGAGGGTTGCGGGAAAGTAGGAACGTGGCCGGGGTACGTACTCGTTTTCCGTTTGGGGAGGGAGTTCGCGGTAGTCGCTGTAGGAGCCAACGTACGTTTGGGAGAACGTCCACCCCCTCAAATACTTCACCAAGTAAGCACAGTCTTGGAAGCGGTAGTCGTGCGCCGTAATGACTCCTTCGGAATCCGCACCTTCCTTCGAAGAGATGATTTCGATTAACTCGTCGACGGAACTGACGGCAAGTCCCCGTCTTCGTTGGAGAATGAGTTTGAGGTTCTGGGGGTTCACGGGTTCCCATGCGATTTGCCGGAACCTTTCGATTTCGTCGTCGTATTCGTCGCCATCCAAACGGTCGTCGAAAACCCCGTAATAGAAGACGTCTTTCCGATAAGTTGTCGGTAATTCGTCGAGGACCTTGACCCGATTCTTTTTCAACCAGTCTCCGTGGAGTTTCTTCCTGTCTTGAGGGGAGAGGAGGGCAACGGACTCGTCGAGAACGAGAAAAGTCTTCGCGAAGACGACGTCACTTCCCTCGAGGATCTCCCCAACGGTGTCGAACGGGTAGTTTTGAAACAACGTCGTCAAGTAGAGGCAAACGGCCTGTCCCCTCGTCAAAGTTCGCAAACTTTTGAGGGGAGACAAGAGGAAGTCGGAGTTTGCAAAAAAGTCCTCTAGGTGGTCGAGAACGGCCTTTTCGGACTTGACGAACTTCTCGAACCGGGGCTTCGTCAGTTCGCGTTTGAAGAGGAAGTACAAAACCTTGGAGAAGGGAGTTAGGAAGTCGATCTCAAGGTAGTCCACTTCGCTGTCGAACAAGTACGGTTCCCCTTGCGTATCAAAAACGTTGGCCAAAGAATACATTTACTTCGGTGGTTTATTTCAGAACGTTAGATCTAATGTTTAGTTACTTTTGCTCACGTCTGTGGTGGCAATTGTCCTTTCCACAGGGACAGGGCTTTGGCTTACGAGAACATCTATTGATGGTTACGTGAGGCTTACATTGGTAGACGATCTTTCCTGGCTTGTACTCAATTTTTGGGGGTTCGATTTCCTTAATGTGGGGCTTACAGTGAACGTTATAGGTTGGTTTTCCGTATTTAATTTCAGATTCGATCACGTCAATGACGATCTCTTGCTTTCCAACGATGACGTTTCCGCCGTGAACGATCGCCTTACCTGGCTTGATGCATTTGGCGTGAACGTCGACGTTCACGTCAAAACAGGGCGCTTCTACCTCGTGGTCCTTTTGTTCGATCTTGACGTGGATGGGTTTGGTCTTCACGTGAGTATCCCTTAAGTCCTTACAGGCGTCTCCTTGTTCCAAATGGCAGTGGACGGATTCGTGGTGAGGTTTCGCGTCGATTTTGCAGTACTTTCCAGAAATGGGGACGGTGATATTCCAGCTCTTGTCGCAGTCGGGTTTGGAGTGGTCCTTCGCTTTTTGCATGGGTTTACGTAAAAATTTAAAAGAGAATTTTTGGGAACGGGATCGAGGGGTCTATTTTCGACATAAAAATAAGATGGACGAATTGGAGATCGTAGAGAGTGAACCCGTTGAGACTTTCGACTTGAAAAAATCCCACACGATTCTTTTATCACACTCGGAAGCAGAAAACTTCGACGACGCGATTCAGGAGTGGACTTTCGTCGCGGCGAAGGGTCCGGGTACGTGCGAGTGCGGTCACAAAACAAACACGTTGTTTGAGATTAACAACTCGACTACGGACAAGTCTTTGTTTTTCGGTAAGGATTGCATCGACTCGTTTGGGGACGACCTCTTGACTGATTCTTGCGTGATCGCCACGAAGGAAACGAAAGGTTCGGACAGGCGACTTTGCGGGTCGTGCTTGAACTTGAGGATTTCTGGGACGGAGAAGGAGTACGTCGTAAGGTGTGCCTCTTGTTTCCAAAAAGGCAACGAAATCAAACAGGCGTACAAGAACTCGCATTACAAGGAGTGTAAGGAGTGTCACGAGAACGAGATTCCCCCGGGGTCTCCGGAGTGGAAGACGACGTGTTCGGCTTGTTACGGAATTAAGAAGGATTTGTCGAGGGAATGCCAGAAGTGCGGTCTAAAGAGAATCTCCCCGAAGGAATCGGCCAACACGAAGATTTGTTTTCCCTGCAAGAAGGAGATGGGGATGAAAAAATGCGAGGGATGTGGCCTCGAGAACATATACGCCGCCGAGAAGTGGCGTAAGATTTGCATAGATTGTTGGAAGAAGAGCAAGTAAGGTCGTGGTGATCGCCACGATTTGTAATTATTACTCCGGTTGTAATGTTAAAGGTAAAGACATGGAATTTCGACTAGAAGATCAGTTTGAACTTTACCCCTCCCAAGACGACGAAGACATTCAACGGAAACTCGCGGAAAAGTACGAGTTCGTCGAGTGTAAGTCGGGAAGGAAGGATCGTAAGTTGCCTGAAGACGAATACTTTACCCACCAACGGTTGTATCAACGGGTTGGCTACGTCTACGACCGCCTGGTGTTCATTGCGGAGGCCGGCGTCGGAAAGACCCGTGCGGAAATTTGCCTGTCGGAGTTCTTGAAGAGGAACGACTTGTCGTCGACTCGAAGTTACTTTCTGACGGGAAACTCCCAGAAGGACGACTTTAAGAAACAACTCGTGTACGGCGTCGAGGAGACGGGACTGCTCTCCGAGAAGATTAAGGCGTACTCGAAGTCGGCGAAGGGACTTGCGAAGACCATCTCCAACGTCGTGAAAAAGTACTACGAAGTAACGTCCCACCAAGTGTTTTGTTCGGAAGTCCGTACCCTCATCGAAGGTCTGTCCTGGGAAGAGGCGAACGAAGAAATCCGAAAGAAGTACTCGGGCATTTACCTCTTCATCGACGAGATCCAGTTCATGAAGATTACGGCGGAACAAACCGACAAGCACAAGAAGAGACACGACGACTACTGGATGCTTTGGCGAGTCATCCACGTGATCGACCGCGCACGCGTAACGATTGCGAGCGGCCGTCCCCACACGAACTCGATCCAAGAGTTTGCGTACGCCGTCAACCTCGTCCTCCCTGCAGAGAACCAAATCTTGGTTGACGAAGTTTTCCAACGGGCGCCCGAGACGTTCGGTATTGAAATCGAGTACGGCCCCGACGTCAACTGGGACATTGCGAAGATGAGAAAACAAGGACAGACGATGGAAGAGATGTCGGAGTACTACACGGAGGCGTTGGCCCCCTACTTGAACGGACGGGTCGTTTACGTGTCCGCGCCCGAGACGGGAGTTGCCCTTTCCTACCTTCCCTTGGACCAACCGTCCGAGACTGAGGAAGTTCGTCAGGAGATCCAACGGGAAAGGAAGGTTCAAAGTTCCCTGAAGGAGAAGGGGGAAGTATTCAAGTCGCAGTTGAGGATGCTTGCCATGAACTTGAAGGAGGACGGCGAGTACGACTTGCAAGCCCAGACTTATGCCGACTTCGTCCGACGGTCGGAGGCCGGTGCCAAAAAGTACTTCGAAGACACGCGATTCCGTGAGATACTCAACTTTACGTTTCCAAAGGGGGAGGGCCTTACGGAGAACTGGGGGACGAAGGGGGAGGCGTATTGGATTCGCGTGACCCCGGACGGCCGGTACGAATACAAGCCCAGTGCCGTTCCGTCCGAACCCGGCAAGGACCTTGAGTGGTACTTGAAGAACTCGTTGGAGTCATGTTCGATCAAAATGGCCTACTGTCGTAACCAGGCCGTCAACTATCCCGGCAAGGGGTACTCATTCTTCGACTCCGTGAAGGGAGGCGGAACGAACATTTTTGGCCTTGCCCTCGAAGAAGGGGGTGCCGTCATGTTGCGGGATGGAAGGAGTAAACACGCGTTTTCAAAGTACAACCCCCGAACCCACGACATCAACTACCGTTTAGTCCGGTCTCTCGACAAGGTCATTTCCAAACGACCGAGGTACGGAATCATCACGGGAGAAGTCCAGAGTGCGTCGGACGTCGCCAACATCCTCGACTTGTTCAACCACCCCGACAACGACCACGGCGACTACATGAAACACATCATCATTTCCAAGAAAGGCCAAGTTGGAATCAACCTCATGTCCGTCAAGTACATTAACTGTTTCTTTTTGTCGCACAACCCGTCGGACATCTATCAGGCCATACGAAGAGCCGTAAGGGCGACGTCCCACGTGAACTTGATTAAGGAAAGCGGGGGGAAACCGTTCGAAGTGGAGATCAACGTTATGGTTTCCATCTTCCCAAGTAGTCGTCCGTTCAACGGGGCGCAGAACACCGCGGACTACAGTATCGCAACGAGGACGTACACGAAGGACTTGAACGCAAGTTGTATTACTCGTGCCTACAAGAGACTTGCCGTCACCGCCTGGGTCCTCGACGAACGTAACACCCTCGACCCGAGGTTTGACCGACAACCTGAATGCGACTACATGGCGTGCGAACTCGACTACCCGACCCCGGAACCCGACGGGGAGTACGACTACGTCAACTACCTCCTCTTGTACTCCGCCCGTGAAATCGACCAAGAAGTTGAGAACATCCTCGGGGAACTGAGAGAACGGGGAACGTTGTTCGTCCCCGAGTTCGTCCGCGAGAGGTACGGGACGAAGGAACCCCAACGGTCGATCTGCTACCTCGCGGCGGCCAGCCTCATCGAAGAAGCCCGTGAAGAACGGGACGTCAAGGACATGTACGGGTTCTCTTGCATCGTCCTCGAGGAGGGGGGTAGCCTCTACTTAGTACGAAAAGTCTCGTCCGTTCCCCACGGTCCGTTAACCTCCTACTACACCCAAAACTTGATCGCCGTGAGGACGAGGAAGATCGAGGACATCCTCGAGGAACGGTTCCAAGACGAAGCGAAAGCCGCCCTCACGGAAGCCGCTGCGTACGACGACGACATGGTTGGTCTCTCCGTCTTCATCGGAACCCTGAAGACCAACGTCAAAGCCGTCTTCATCGAACAACTCATCGAGAAATTGATAACGAAAACGGGCCTCCCCGAAAACTACGAGAACATCCTTTCCATCATCACGTTCGAAGACGGGAACGCGGGCAACTTGATCATCATGAAAGAACCAGCCCGTGCCCTCATGAAAATAACGAACAACCACGACAACCGCTACCCAATCCCCGTCGAACCCGACGCCGACGGTGACCTCGTCTTCGTCCACAACGTGTACGTTTTCGAACTCACGAAGGCGAAGGCCGGCGTAACGTCCCGTGCGACACAGTCCATCGGAAGGCTGAGAATAAGGAGGATTGGGGAGTCGTCCTGGCGGGACACGAACGACGCGAACGAAACGATCGCGTACCGGACGGTCTTCCAAGACAGAATACAAGAAATCGAATCGAAGATACGTGACCACGGCATCTACGGGCAAGTCCTCGAGAACAACCCCAATAATTTTTATATCGTCAACAAACTTTTCGAACACGAACTCACCAACAAGACGGAAGAACACACCGGACGGGTCTGCCACGAAATCGGAAACAAGATAGAAATCGTCGTCTACATGTGGTACATGGGAATGCGACCCGACACCTTCATGAAGCAAATTTTCTCCCTCGCCGTCGAGAAGAAACGGGAGGCACTCCACAACTACGTCGAGAAGAAGTACAAAAAATACATCAACCGTTACGCGAAGTTTCCAAACGAGATCTACTCGTTCTTGCCCGTCGAGGAGGACCACGTCAAACTTGCCTCCGACGACATGACCCACTTTTTCTACTACTACTTGATGTCGAACCAAAGTCGCATGCCGAAACCCGCCTTGTGCTCCGAACTCGCCCTCCACATGTACGAGAAGGGGTTGGTTATTTCCCCAACGTTGAACAAGTACCAAATCCTCGACCTCCTCAGGAAGCAACAGGACAACAGTTACGACACCGCGAAACAGACTAGAAACAAGTAATACGTCGACCGACGTACTTATTCGGAGTAAGCACAAAGTGCCCGGTTCACACGGTTTCTTTCCAAGTCAGAGAGAAGGATCCGACTGAACGTGACGTTCGGTTCGTTCAAAAAGATAAAATACATCCCCCCGAGAAACAACGCGATGACTACGACGGACGCGACTATAGCCTCCTTGACGTGGTACTTCATGATGATAATGATGATCGCCAACGAAAAAACCGTCACCAACACAACCGAAAAAAGAAGTCGGTTCGTTAGAACTAATGGGACGACTTCGAGTTGGTCCAGCTCAGACAACACGGCCCTGCCAAGGTCGTAATTCGGATCGTTTTCATAGTAAGTTCTTACCATGTGATCGGTGTGGCGTTTGAGCGCTTGGTCGTCCCTTCCCTTGATGTCAAGTCTACCGCTCACGTCAACGAAGAACGCGGAAAGACAAGTCGTCATTTATCGAAGGGACAGATCGCCGTTTTAATCACGGCCGTTTCCCTCGCCTGGAACGCAGCCAACTCCGCGGAAACCGGTTCGAAGCAAGTCTTCAAGTCCTCCTTCAAGTTGGACGACGCCGTCGTAACCTTGTACCGGACGAAGTAGTAGACAACGATCAAAACTAATAAATAAACCAACGTGACCAACGAAGCCGACCTCACGTCGGAGTTGTAGAAGACGGAGACCGAAAAGGCGACGATGAACAACACCGAAAAGACGACGAAAAGTAACATACACACCATCGAGACCAAAACCAAACTCGACAGGCGGTCTTCCGTCGCCGTCTTCGCACAACTCGAAAAGTCAACGACAGCCTTCTTCAACGGGTCCGTCGAGGGTTGGTCCGCGTAAATCTGGAACAACGTCGTCGAGACATAAGCCGACGTTGAGAGCGCATTCTCCGATCCCATCAACGAGAACAACTTCCGAAAGAAGAGAGGTACACACACAACACTCATTTACTTTACGTTACCGTTCGCTAACGTTAGGAAGAAACGAAGTGGCACATCGAACTCAGAACCGCCGTCCGTTCGGCCTCGGAGAATTCCGTCAATTCCTTTTGAAAAGTTTCTGTACAATGGTCGACGGACTGGCCTTCGAAAACCGTTCCCGAACGAGTGTAAAACAAGTACGTCGCAAAAACCAAAGAAGCGAGACCAAACACACCAAAAAGAATCGCCAAAGAGTAACTGTGCGTGCCAACTAAAAAAACCAAAACAAGACTGACGACGAAAACGATGATGATGCAAGCGATAATAAAGTCGTTGAATAACCGGTCCATTCGGGCGTACACTTGGACCGCGGATTGTGAGACACACGACGTTCCCTCCGAAACGATACCCCCAAGGTCCTTTTTGGGTTTGATGGAATCATAGTACTTGATAGTCCCTTCCAAGCCCAGTTTGATTTCCTCCCTGTTTTCCTCGGACACCCCAAAGTCCTTGGCAAGTGCATCTGCGAAAGGAACAAAACACGGAAATCCCGACATTTTACTTAACACACATCTTTTTGGAAACAGGATCGAGATGTAAAAATTTTCCTACAGTAAAGTAAATGTCGAGTTCATCGAGAAGTAGATCAAGCTCAGCAAGCAAGTCCTCGGAAAGATCGGGACCGGTCTTCAGGAAGCCCTCCGCACGTACCCTCGTTCCCCCCGAAGAGTTGGAAAAACTTCGAGCCACCGCCAAGAAAGTTAACGCCCCCGTACCGTCCGCCAGACACGTCCTCCTCAAGAAAAACCTTCCATTCCTCCCCCTCGAAGAGGAAAGTGCAATCGGAAAAATCGCCAAAATTATTGCCGACCTCGCCTCGGCGAAAAATACTACCCAAGAAGAGGCCAGGGAAATCATCGCCAAGGCAAATCGGGAAGCCGCCACCATCAAAGCAACCAACTACACGGAAATCCGTGCCCTCCAGGATTTGAAAGATGCCATCGAGAAGTCGAAAGAACTCATCTCCTTCGAAGAAGAAATCGAAGAAGAAGAAATCGAAGAAGAAGAAATCGAAGAAGAAGAAATCGAAGAAGAAGAGCAATTGTCCGTTGCGGAGAAAGTTCGTCTCGCCAAGGAAGCGAAGGCCAAGAAGGAAACCAAGACTGAACCAATCA